TGGTATTTCTGGCACTTTCAATTTCATGTTCGTTTTCCAAGCCGAACACAATATCCTTATGCATCCGTTCCATATGCTCGGTGTTGCAGGGGTATTCGGTGGAGCTTTATTCGCTGCTATGCACGGAAGTCTTGTTACTTCCTCACTTATTCGTGAGACGACTGAACAGGAGTCCTTGAACTATGGATATAAATTCGGCCAAGAAGAAGAGACGTATAATATTGTTGCGGCTCATGGCTACTTTGGGAGACTCATCTTCCAGTATGCTAGCTTTAACAATAGCCGTAGTCTACATTTCTTCTTGGCTGCTTGGCCCGTCACTTGCATATGGCTTACCGCTATGGGAGTCTCCACTATGGCTTTTAATCTCAACGGCTTTAACTTTAACCAGTCAGTCGTTGATTCCAGCGGAAGAGTCGTCCCAACTTGGGCTGACATACTTAACCGTGCCGACTTAGGCATGGAAGTTATGCACGAGCGTAATGCTCACAACTTCCCTCTTGACTTAGCATCTGCTGAGTCTACAGAGGTAGCATTGATAGCTCCTGCTATCGCTTAAACACCACGTCCGTTCATCCAATTTCATGGACGCATGAAACCTAAGCATGGAACGGGGCTTAGGTAAATAAGGTATTTACAATGACTGTAAAACTTGTTTATCGTGGTGTATCTTACACTAAAACAACAAAATCTTAAATGAAAAAAATTGCTCTAGCCCTAGCGGCATCTATCGCTTCAGCTCCTGCAATCGCTGGACCTTATGTCAACGTAGAAACTAACGCTTCTTATACTGGTTCTGATTACACATCAAGAGCTACAGACCTACACGTAGGTTATGAGAATGCACTCGGATCACTTGATTGGTATGTCCAAGGTGGTAAGACAATCAACGCTGCAGATGGTGTTGACTCTGATTCCAATTGGTCAGGTAAATTTGGTGGCTCCGTAGCTGCTACAGAAAAGCTTGGTGTCTATGGTGAGGTAGCTTTCTCAAATATATTTGATGAAGATACTGATAACTCATGGGGTACTAAGTTAGGAGCTAAGTACAGCTTCTAATGTCTCAACAAAGTTCCCAGGCTCGTGCTTCAGTAACATACTATGCACCTCAGCCTGAAGAAAAGAAAGTTGAAAAAGAACAAGAAGAGCAAGAGGTTAATTACAACTCTCTCGAAGAAGCTCTCACAAGTTAATGAATTATGGATAGTAGTTTTCTTACTGCTATCCTTTTTTATTTTTATTGAAGCATCACACTTAAATTTCCATCATGAGAACACAACTAATCAATGCCCTGAAAGCACACGCCAACGGGGAGATTCAGAAACATCTAGCTAATGTAGAAGTTTACTTAACCAACCCAGCTGGTATCGGAGAACACTCTGATATAACAGAAGCGATTGGTATTGAACTAGATAAAATAGCTAGGTACCATGATCAAATGGAAGTACTTAGTAAGTATGTGATTAAATAACATAAGGGAAGAGACACCTCAGAGTCGGATCTCTTTCCAATTGGCATTAGCCCAGTACGCTGGATACCTTTTGCCGTCATGACGGTGGGATAGACCACAAAAAACAAACGTTTTAATTTGCTAGCAAGAGAAAATATACATTCAATACATTTTAAATTAAAAGAAAATGGCTCAACAGTCAACAAACCATCAAGCTTCCCTAACTAGGGGTGGTTTTGATGCGGGTACCGCTAATGGTACTCCGGGAACCGACCCGAGAGGTCTTTACCTCAAGCTGTTTTCAGGAGAAATGTTCAAAGGCTTCCAGAATAACACGATAGCTCGTGATCTGGTTATGAAGCGCACACTTAGAAACGGGAAGAGTTTACAATTCATCTTCACGGGTCGCACTTCAGCCGAGTATCATACTCCAGGAAATAGCATCTTAGGAAACAGTGACGGTGCTCCACCAGTAGCTGAGAAGACTATCACTTGTGATGACCTTCTAATCTCCAGTGCTTTTGTTTATGAATTAGATGAAACATTGGCACACTACGAATTACGTGGTGAGATTTCTAAGAAAATCGGCTATGCACTAGCTGAAAAATATGACCGACTAATCTTCCGTGCGATCACCCGTGGTGCTCGTAAGCCAGGAGTAGTTACAAAGACTAACTTCAAGGAACCAGGTGGAACACAAGTCAAAGTTGGTGCCGCAGGTACTAATGCTGATGAAGCTTATAAATCCACTCCATTAATAAACGCCTTCTATGATGCAGCAGCTGCACTAGATGAGAAGGGCGTAAGTTCTGACGGACGTGTGGGTGTACTTAACCCTCGCCAATACTATGAGCTAATTCAAGCTGTAGGATCTAATGGTCTTGTAAACAGAGACGTACAAGGTACTGCATTGCAGAGTGGTAATGGCATCATTGAAATTGCAGGCATCAAGATCTACAAGTCAATGAACATTCCGTTCTTTGGTAACTATGGTACTATCTATGGTAGTGCTGGTGCTACTAACCCTGGCGTAACAGATCCTGGTAACACAGGTGATTTCGTTGGTGTAGCACAAGAAGATGCTCGTAACTCTGTAACAGGAATTAATAACGAGTATGGTCAGCTATCTAACTTCGTTAATTCTTGTGGTCTTGTCTTCCAGAGAGAAGCTGCTGGTGTAGTCGAAGCTATTGGACCTCAAGTACAAGTAACTTCAGGTGATGTATCCGTGATTTATCAGGGCGATGTCATTCTAGGACGCTTGGCTATGGGAGCTGATTATGTGAACCCAGCTGCTGCAGTTGAACTGTATGCTGGAACAAACACAGCACCTGCTGCGTACTAAATTTTATTCTTTATATATACAAGGGGGTTTCGGCTCCCTTTTTTAATTATGGCAGTCGTATCTTATGGAGTGTCCACCGAACTGGATGCTGTAAACTCAATATTAATGAGTGTTGGAGAGTCACCTGTTAATACATTGTCTGTTCAAAGTCCCGAAGTGGCTATTGCTCAGTCTACTCTTCGGCAAGTCTGCCGTGAAGTGCAAGCAGAAGGGTGGAAATTCAATACTGAAACAGAATACCCTATAACACTTGACACAAATGATCATTGTATAGTACCTAATAATGTATTACAAATTGATCTAAATAATTTTAAACATCTTAATGATTATGATGTTATAAGGAAAGATGATAATGGAACTATTAAGCTTTATGATTTAATAAAACATCAATTTGAATTTGAAAATACAAGTGAAGATAAATTATATTGTGATATCATTTGGATGATAGACTTTGAACTTATACCACAGGTCTTCAAAGATTATATAACTATCAGAGCTTCGAGGATCGCTTCTAACCGCATGGTAAATAACCCACAGTCTGCAGAACTTATAGCTCAGGACGAGTCACTTGCACGAGCTTTAGTTACAGAGTATGATACAAATCAAGGAGACTATAATGTATTCAATGATCAACAGTATTCTACTAATCCTGGTAGTGTTTACCGACCATATCAAGTTCTTAAAAGAAGGTAATGCCAACAGTAAATCAACGTATTCCTAATTTTCTAGGAGGAGTATCTCAACAACCTGACATAATTAAATTTCCTGGACAACTTAGGGTATGTGATAATGCTGTACCTGATGTAACCTTTGGTTTAATGAAACGTCCTGGTGGTGAATATGTTAATAAACTTACTAATGCTAATAGTTCAGGTTATTGGTATGAGATTATAAGAGATGGTGATGAAAAATATTTAGTACAAATAACCCCTGGTAATACAGGGTCTATACCTATTCGTGTATGGGATTTAGCAGATGGTACTGAGAAATCTTTAACGAATAGTTCAGGTGATTCTTTATTCGGATATCTATCAGGAGCAACAGCACCTTATGCTATACAAACAGTCCAAGATTATACGATCATATCTAACCCCCAGAAAACGATTGGCACAGCTGGTACTACTGACGCTCCTCTCAACAGTGGTGACTACGCATTTGCTAGGTTAGATACCATAGCATATAACACAGAGTATATATTATATGCTGGTGCTACTGCACCTACTCCAAATACTTATTGGAGAGTTACTGCATTATCAGTAGATTACTCGACCAGTAGTGGAAACACTTGGGATGATAATAATAAAGACGGTAGGTATGCAGGTATGGCTCAGTTTTCTTTTACAGATTCTGAGTGTGAAGATATTGAAGGTCATGTAACTGTTAATGCTGCATCTTATGTTGAGAGTAATACAGCTAATTATAGCGGTAGTGATTTTTTAGGGTATACACAAGTTTATAAAACAAGATATACTGCACAGGTAGTACTTAAAGACGGTGGTTTAATTAAAAACACATCAGAATCAACTGCACTAGGTAAGAGTCAAAGTATAACTATTGAAGGTAAAACCTATACTGTTAAAGTAGTTAAAGTAGAACCAGTGGATACTTATGAAGGTGTTGCTGGTATAGCTTTTTATAGAAGTCCTAAGAACCCTGACAAAGGTAAGCTTTCTATGACTAAAATCATTAAAGCTTTATTTGATCAGGTTAATTCTAATCTATCTAATGTAACAGCTGAAGTTATTGGTAGTGGT